ATATCGTGACCTCATCTATGCAAAATGTTCCTTCCCGCCTTTATTGGAACAACCCTACGCCAAGTACGTGAGGCCGCAACGCAACCATGACGCACACACATCCTACTCATTTAACTATTTTAGCTATTGGAATAATGCCACGGAAGAAACTATCAGGAGTGCCACCAGATTCCCACGATGTAGTCTGACCCGCTTCATAAAACGTTGTAACACCTTCTTTACCTATCTTATCGTAATGATATTCGGCAATGCGTCTGATGTTTGTTCTATATTTATTCAAAACTTGTTTTTCTTGTGTTTCGCGTTCAGAATCATTATTGTATCCATTAGGGAATCTGGCATTCCTCACTTCTTCTATGGCATCATCAATCATAGCTTCAACGAGAGGACGCTGCTCATCTGTATAATCATCAGATGCATATTTGATTAGAATATACACAAGTTCCGCTCTCGTTGTGTTCATCTTTAATCCCTCTTTACATTAGGTCTTCCACGCTTTTTGCTTGCTACGTCATCTGTTGTAGTATCAAGCTGCTGTTCAATATTATGAGCAGGTTTTTTCTCTTCAATCGGAACATTTTCTCCTGCCATATAGAGAACATCTTTATATTTTACAATATGATCAAAAACCATGTGATTACCTCAATTATTTTACTTTAAGCACATACAGACCATCCATGCCTTCAAATGACGGAAGTGCGATCTGAGAAACAGTTGTCTCATGACGTACAGGCGGGCCATAGATGTTCTGAATTGCAACTGCAATGCCAGAATCAAGAATTGAAACATCTACTTTTGCATCTCCAAGGAGTGTTCTTTCTTCCGGTGTTTGCCCTGTATATGTCGAACCAAGCGTTCCATCAGCGATAACGGACACATAATCATCCGGGAAGAATTTCTTCTGCGTGCCGTCATAATCTTCATACTTCTTATCGTAAATAAGAGGAATTAGACCTGTTTTTCTCTGAAAAACTTCTTTTGCTGTACCTCTGTCAAGGAAGTCAACTGCATTCCCGGTAATTGTAATAAGCGCATTCCTCATTTGGTCAGCGGATACAAGCATATTCAGAGTAGTTGTATTCATGAGTGCGTATTTCGCTGAATATCCATAATTCGCAAGAGCATCTACAGCATCCTGAATATCATTAAGTGGTTTACATGTGCTTGTCTGGCTCCACCTATTATCGCCTGTAAGCAGTTCATAATGATTATTCTTCCACGAACTATCCTGATCGTAGTTATACTTGTAAATCGTATTATCAGCCGCGCCAATCTGAATGACCATATTACCGGAATCCGGAGCGAGAAGAGCCATTCTCATGCGTTCAGCAGCAATACGCGCACCATCGACAAGGTTTTTAACATCATCATATACATGCTCAATAGCATCCTGTGCAAACGGATCGTTAGCATCCATTGCCCTCTGAATTTCAAACAAATCCTTTTCTGAAATCTTCATAGATTCGCGGAAAAGTGGCATTTCCTCATTGACTACTGTGAAACCCTTGCGCGGTCTAATTGTTGCAAGAGCATCATATGTAGAAGGCTTCAGAACTACGCCAAGCCCGTTATGAGCCTTAATCCATCTCAGGTCAATGCCTGCTTTTCTCTTTACCGGGAAAAATGCTTCACCCATATAAGGAATTGTATTACTCTTATCGTTCGTCAGACGAAAAGCGATACTTTTCGCTGTAAAAACATCATTAAATCTCATTTTATTTTACTCCTATATTTTTGAAGTCAGCGGCTACATCTATTCTGTAGTCGGTTAATTAGTATCATTTATGTTGTCTAATATCACGTTGTACCAGTTGAGTACCCAGATGCAATAATCGGTTCCTCGAATGCAATTCTGCAACCTGCGGCATTAAGTGCCGTTACAAGAGCCGCATCATATGTAAGACCAGAACTCTCTTCTGCACGAGTTGTATGCACATAGCCAGTTTTAAGAACTGCAACCTGCGGATAACTTTCATAAACATCATGAAGAAGTAGACCAATCGCTCCTGTCCACGGTGTCTCGGACACAACTTCACCATCTGCATTGATCGGAGTTCCTGCCTTAATATACCTCACACCAAAATCATCAGCATCAGAAACGCCTGTAAAATCAGCAGTGAATGATACAGCTTCAAACTCTTTACGGTTAAGGATTTCGACTTCATTACTAACACTAACAGTGTTAATTCTCATATCACCTCTAGCCATTTTAAAACCACCTTTCAATTACATATAATTTTTAAGTATATCTTGGCTTTCGCCATTAAAATTGTTATTTGATTTTTGAATACTCGCTTTTGCAAGCATCATTGCCGGGTCATCTTTATCAGAATCTCCGTTACCTGCGTGAATATCAGGTCTGGATTTAAGCAAATCCTGAATTGCCTTATCTGCTGCTACTTTTTCTCTTCCTTTAACAAACGCACCAAGTTTATCAAAGAATGAGTCAGCATCTTCAAATTCAGGCATTGTAGCTGCGAATGCGTCAGCATCAGCTTCTGCCATTCCTACGCCAACAAGTCTCTTGCTGTACTTATTTGTGCGGAGTTCCTTTTCCATTTCAGCGAAACGTCTTTCCCTAGCTTCTTGCGCTTCTGTTTCAAGTTGGTCTGCTGTCATAAGGCTCTTGTTCTTATCAGTGAGCTCTTTAATCTGCTTATTCTGCTTTGAAATTGAATTCTTATAACGTTCTGCGTCTGCTTTTGCTTTGGCGAGTTCTGCTTTAATTAGTTCGATTGACTCTGAATTATCAACATCATCTGCGTTGCCCGTATCAACTTCACTTGTTCCTGATCCATTACCGGAACCATCTAAATCGCCGTCAAGTGATTCACCTACATCTACATTTCCTTCCGGTGCTACTACAAAACGTGCATGTTTGCCAAAAATACGACTGTTGCTGAAATGATTATTCATAAATTTTCTCATAAAGATAACCTTTCTGTTTGTTCTGCGGTTGTCTCCGCATTGTGTTTTGGATTTGTATTGCGGCATTCCCTTGCCGCCTGTGTTTGTTTTGTGAAATCACTGGCAGTTCCCTCTGCCGTTATATAAAAGCCTTACGGCTATTATTTTTAAATGAATTCTTTATTTGTCTGTTCACCGTATACTTGTGACAGGATATGATTTGTACTTGTTAATCTACACGGCACATCACACATTGACATATCTGTATGCGCCAAACGTTTCTTTTCTAAAATATCATCATCCATGATATGACCAATAATCTGATACGGTTTATGACAACAGTACATCACTTCTCCGTGTTCATTTAACGCGATTTGTGACCACTGACCTATACAACTGTCAAATTGTATTCCAAGCATATTCCACTTGAAATTTTTAATTACCCGGTCATCATTTTTCTTTATTGCATCTATTTTATCAGTGATACTTTTTGTATCTGGATGTTTGTGATAGTATTCACCGTCTGTACTCTCAACTGGCCTGATTACAATATAATCAACTGGCAAGTTCATATTCGCTTCGTAAAATCTATCCACTTCTTCTGTGTTCTTTGCTAATAACTGGATTCCTAAACGAGTTGCATTTGTCTTGTATTGTGCATATTCACGGATATTTTCTATAACCGTTTTATATGCACGGACACCACGTTTCGCTTCGTAACTATCTTCATCCCATGCATCTAAAGATACTTTCAAATAATCAGGGTTTATCTCTACAAAACGATTGAAGTTAGTGTTAATTCCATATGGGATACCTGTATCTTCTAACCATTTTGTAATATCACCAAAATCTTTTGCGATAGTGGGTTCTCCACCACCTGTAAGGATAAAACCCTGTACTCCCAATTCGCGCAATCTAACCGCATAACGCAAAAAATCATCGAACGGCATTGAATAAGCATCACTGCTAAATTCCCAACGCCTATATGTGCAATATCCGCACTTGTTATTACAGTAATTATCTAAGAAAATATCCGCTGTAATTGGTGCATGATTACCATTTATGCGGTCTATGTATTTTAGTATTTTCCCACTATTGATTACATCACTCATATATATAATCTATGAAAATGTAAGGCTGCATCTGCATCCTGCTATTTCATCATCGGACACATCTAAACTGTCATCTCTCGGATATTGCAGATACCCACCTCTTAGTTGAAATGGTTCGTTTATAGGAATGGTAACGCCATTTACTTCTGCATGACTATCTCTTTCACGACCATCCATTATTGTATTCCATGTCTTAAAATGCTTATTTTTTATAGCGTCTTCATATTCCGTATAATTAAATATTGAATTTGCTTCGTTTTCAGCTATTGCCATTGCCCGGTCTTTACTATAGAAATACGGGTCTTCTCTATGTCGAAGCAATACTTCTATCGTATTTGTTATGGTTGTTGTTGCATGGTTGATAATGTATTCATCAGACAAAACATATTTTTCTATAGCACCAAGATATTCTAATCTTGTTCGCTCATATATATCTGACTTAACAACTGTATTTAGCTGATCCGCATAGAAATATTCAGACAGCAACGCAATAAAGATATCGTCAATCTGTTCTGCTAATCGAATGCGTTTTCTCTTCTGCGTTGCGCTGATTTGCATAGGTTTGAAATACTTGTTATACGGTTCAGATTTTTTATACCCGACAAGTTGATTTAACTCATCCCATGTCATTTTAGCGAGCGCCATAGTTAAACACCTGCCTGTAGTCTAGGACTGTTACTTATCTGATCTGACATATCCTGCATAATTCTATCGTTGTTATTCATTGCGTCAGCATTTGTTGCCGTACTACCCGTTTCCTGTGGTTCCATGACGCAAACTTTTTCTTGATATGCCATTACCATTTCTTCTGAATCTTTGTACACCTGTTCATTATCCTCAAAGATTTCACAGGCTTTCAAAGCATGTCTAGGATGAATACCGTGCGCAATCATTGCAGAAAATGCATTAGCTTTAACGGATAAATCGTAATTTCGTCTACGTGGAAAATGAATATCTATATCC